ATTTCTTAGTATCTATTGTATCTGTAAATATTTTCGTTATGTCCAACCCGTATGCTTCTATTAACTCATTAGGAAGTGTTTTGTAACCCTTCTCAAAAGGTTTAGTAAAAAATAAACTTGGTTTAATTCCATTCTTAAATATACCTTTAGCAATAGCAAACTTTAAACCTTGTCGGTTAATAAACTTACCATCTTTATCTCTTGGTGCTATACCCTTTTTAACAATCCACCTATCTAAGTTCTTTAGCATTTGCCTACTTTGAACACCTTTTTTATATGAGTAAGGTGCATTGTAGTTTTTTTTTAAACCATTTACTCCCTTATCTTGGTAAACACCATAATCAAGCATCTCAAAGTATAAGCTAATTGAGTTAGGATTAACCTTGCTAACACCATTAATGCTATTATACAACTTCTTAGAGCTATTCTTTTTGGACTTACTAAGATTTGATTTAGCTTGCTGAACAACATACTTTCTGAACTTGTCTAATGACTTTTGTGTTTCTTCTCTATCTAGCATTTAGTCATTCCATTTGGTACGATTATATCAACTGTCAAAGTCCAACCAGCAACTGCATCTTCAAACCTATCCATAAAAGGCTCTAAGTTGGCACTACCTAAAGTGTAATGTTCATCGTATAAACTTCCAGCTTCCAACAACTTTACTATTCTTATAAGAAGTAACTGCATATCGTTTAACACATCGTCCTCATTATCATTACCAATAAAAATATCGGTTGTTTCTTCTTTAGAAATATCTACTATATCCATAGCTAAAATAGATACATTGTAAGATAAAGTATTACCATTTGGTGTACATGAATTAATCATTAAGTGAGATAAAGGGTACATATCTTGTTTGGCATTCATAACCCTATCAATACCTCCTTTAGTAACTGTATTGCAAAATGGTTCTGCTAGTAATGCAGTTTTAATCCTATCCGTTATGTTAAAGTAGTCTATCATTGTTTATTTCTTTTTTTAGCTTGGTTTATTTCAATCTTTGTTTTTTCAGTTTCAAATGATAGTAATGTTAATGACTTAAAAAGTTCTTCTCTGCTAACTTCATCAAGTCTGGTAACATCTCCTTTAGCGAGTGTATATAAGCATTGATACCATCCCCATTTTCTTCCGAATTGGTACTCTTCGCTGTATTCATTTTGCTCACCTCCTCCTCCAAAAAACGAGGTAAAACCGTTAACAACTCTGTCCCTAAACGATAAAAAAAAACCAACGCTGGAAGCACTATATCTAAGGTTACATCTTTAAAGACTTCAAAATCTATCTTATCAGAATCATAATCTTCTATCTCGTATTTATGTTTAAACTCCCCAATAATTCTACGATACATTATACCAATTAAGATATGATAGTTGTTTACATCTGAAATATTACTATCTATATCCATGTACTCACCATTGGTAATCTTATCTAAGTTAGGAATGAAACCATATTTAACACCATTCAAAACAAACTTCTCTTTAAAATCTCCTTTAGTTTCAAATAGGTTACTGAAATGCTCTACAAGTCCATCTAAATCTTTTAGGCTTATCTTAGCTACATCTTTTAAATCTATTCCACAAAAGCACTCCACCATCTTTTGATTGATAAACTCAGTATCGTTTGAACCTTTAACTACATTCATAAATCGAACATAATCTTTTAGTCTTATTTCGCTTAATGATGTTGGAATTGTTAATTTAACTTTCATACTTATTTAAAAATATTAATTATAATATCACCTATTGCATAACCTACACAAAAGTGCATAAAACCATCCTTTAAATATTTCATACTTATTAACTAATTTCTTTATAAAATGTTGTACTTACCTCTATTTGGATTTACTAATTGATAGGTTACTGCATACCTAAGTGCATCTAAAGCATGGTTAAATTTATCTACTGGAGTCTCACTCTTCTTTTCTAACCAAGCGTAATTATTCAATTCTTTAATTAAGTCTGTTGAGTTTTCATCTATGATTAAATCGTAATCTTTTATTAATGCTATACCCTCTTTAATTGCATACTTCACACAAGGTACTATATTACAACCCTTACTTTTTAATTCACTTATAAGTCTAGGTTCTGCATTATCTCCAATGATTAAATTGCTACCAGCATTTTGCTTGTTTAGTATTGCTAGTTCGCTTGTTGTTAGATGTGTCTTATAAACGTGTAACTTAACATAAATAACCTTGTTAGATACATCTATTGCAGTTTCAACTAATGTACTAGGGTCATTACTAAATCCATAATCTTGACCGAATACAGAAGTAGAAACTTGTTTAAATTCTCCTATCTTCCAATTGCTGAAAATAATTCCTTCGGCACGATTTAACCAACCCCCTAAGATAGTGTGTCGATACTTTTCAGGTCTCCTCTTCTTCGTTTCTTCAACTTGATTAATGAATGATTCCGATAAGTGTTTAAGATTGTCTAAGTAGGTAGTGTGAATAAATGTAGTATCTAACTTAGTACCATTAAACCCAGCATCAACACCTTTATGTTGGAAGAACTTATTATAAATAAAATGTTCTTTAGTAGCTGGATTGAGTACAAGTATAACTCTATTCTGTTTTGACTTATGCCTAATAGATAAATCTATCTTATCAAATATCTCTTCATCCGTTAACTCTTCTGCCTCATCGAGCACCCAAGTAGTAACACCAGCCAATGACTTAAGAGATGCTGTTTGTTGTCCTGAACTTGTTTTAATTCCTTTAAATAGAATCTTACTACCAGTCTTTAGGTTTATTATTTCATCCTTAGTTATATGAAAATCTGAATATCTATTTATTAATTCTATTTTCTCTAAGAACTCAGGTATGATTGAAACGTGAGCAGATGTTAAAGTATATCTAGTAAATAGTATTGTGTGACCCTCTTCATAAGTTAGTGCAAGTAGAAACATAGTAACTCCGAATGACTTACCACTACCACGACCACCAGTAACAACAAAGTATCTACTATCTTCACTAACCAAAGATGTGTACTTAGGATTGATTAAAACTTTATTCTCCAAATCCTAGAACTTGTTTAATATCAAATGTGTTAACGTTGTGTGTTGTTTCAACTGTTTCTTTAGGCTTACCATAAGTGTATTCAATAACTAGCTTAGAAGCACTAATTCTATCACTATCTCGAGCGTTTTCATTCTTTATAATGTTAGCTAAACACTTTACTGCATCTAGTGAATAAGGCTTCATCAAATCTCTTATTCTATTTTCTTCATCTTTTGGTTTACGACCTGCTCCTGGTCTTGCTCCTCCTTTTCCAGCCATATGATTTTGTTTTGTTTATTCAATTATTACACGTTAGTATAAAATGCTTTGTGTACAACCTTAGAGTTAAATCTAAGTGTACGTCTATCTGATACCACTCAAAGACTTCAACTATTTTAGTACTCATCGTAAACCTTTTTTAGTTTGTTTATAATATCTCTCCAGCAATCAGAACACGTTGTAGGCTCTTGTTTTTGGTTTAGTACCCTATTGTATATCTTAAGTAGTTTCTTTTGCTTAGATGGATTTATTTGGCTTGTACGACCATTAAAGAACTCTGTTAGTTCGTTGTACTCTTGTTCATCTAAACATAAAGGTTTGAAGTAAGGAAAAATTTTATTTAGTTTCTCTTTACGTTCATCGCAATTACAATCCTCACCTAAAATAAACTTTGCAATTTTATCTACTCCAGTTGCTTTTAAAACATTTTCAACAGTATCTCCTAATCCTTTAGGTTTTCTTTTTCTTGTAGGTTTTTTCTCAATCATAATCTAACTAGTAAATATTTATTATTTTCATCTTTAATTTTATGTCTTACATCTGAATAGCTATAATTCAATGACTCACAAGCCTCCTTTATGGTATCGTAATATATTCCACTTTTAAGGCATAAAACTTGTTTAGCATACGGATTTTTAGCTCCATATTGATTTCTTACTCCTTTAGTACATTTATAATATTTTTGAAACTTAATTTCATTTTTAAGTGCTTTTTCTAATGAATTTGTTCTTTTTAAGATAACAACCTCTGAAATGTCAAAATTACTTTTATTCCTATGCTTTAGTAATCTTTTCTTTAAATTTGTTGTAACACCTACATAGTTTTCTTTTACTAATCGGTATATCACAAACTCCTTATCTTTTATATTATTTAACTTACACATTACGTTTCCTTGTTTGTTTTGGTTTACTTTCCATTATAAATCTAGCGTTAATTGTTCTTGTTGTATCTCGTATTTCTTTAGTAGCTCGTAATCTTCATTCTTGTAATCTTCGTAATACTCTCTAAGTTCTTTTCTAATTAGTTTCTTAGTTTGTTGTAAGCTCCAAAAAATTGTTCTTGGGCTTATACAAGTTTCTTTAGATAGTTTTCTAATTGATGTTTTTTGACTTGAATATATTTGAAATAACCTACTATCAAAGTGATGTTGACTATTAACTACATTATTAATATTTTGTTGTAGCTGGGAGTAGGCTTCTTGTTCTTCTGTATTATCTTCTTGTTCTTCTAGGTAGTGAAAGTCATTTATATCTTTGTCGCAGTACCTTGTATCTTCTTTGTAGGTATCAAAGAAGATATTTCTTAGAGTTGACCAACAATAAAATAGATTTAATTCTTTGTCAGGGTATCTTTCTAGGTGGTTGTGAAGTCTAATATACATTTCTTGTACTATGTCCTCAGGGTCTACGTTACCTCCAAATGTTTTTACTATTTGAATGTACTCTTTGTGATTCTTTGAAAGTTCTGTTAGGTTATTCATAATTCAACTTCCATAAAATAGAATTTCGGGTACTTTACCATTTTGCCACAAAAATTAATATAGTAGTATTTTTCATCTTCTTTCTCTACTATGTAATTATAACCTTTTCTTAGGTAACTTGTTTTGTGTTCAAGTATCATTTTAACTATTTTCTCTTCCATTTTCTTTTAACCATAAATCAATTACTAACTTAGACTTTTTTAAATCGCTTTCAAACTCTCCTTTTTTGTTTGCTCTTTCTAATCTTTTAACAATATCAAATAGATAAGTATTCCATCCACGTTCTTCAGCTACTTTGTAAAGTGTGCCTTTTGAATTGTCATAATGTTTTGGTGCTTCCATACTCAAATATAATAATTTTATTTTAAACTAGATATATCAAACTTAATGAATTCACAACCTTTTTTAACTATTACTTTTGATGCTTGTAATTCATAGATATCTCTATCGTCAAAGTCATACGTTTTAACAAGGCAATCTTGAAACACTTTAATACAATTATCTAAGTCCTGAAGTTTAGAAGATAAACCAAATTCAAGTGTTAGCTTATAAGGTGCTTGATTAATTTTATAATCTTTTGGAAGTTGACTTAAAACATTTTGCACGTACACTTTATGATTGTTGTTCTTAAATCTTCTACCTTGATAGCATGAGTTAACAGATAGTGCTTTTATGTTTATTGTATTCATTTACTTATAGTTTGTCTTACCTCTTCACCTTTTCTTTGTCTTTCGTTGTACTTATCACCTCTTAGATTTTCGTGTTTCTCTTGCAACTTTTGCCTAGCTCTTCTAATTGATTCAGCAGAAGTAAACCCACCTTTACTATACTTTATTAAAAAGTAAATACTATTTTCAGGTACACCCTCATCTAGCCATATTTGCGATATTAGTAAATTGTCATTATCTCTAGTATCAATTTGATTAACTAGTAAATCTTTAACTCTTTCTTTTAGTTTTTTATTCATAATCTTTTTTTTGTAAATATAATGATATTATTTAAAATGGCATTTCGTTATCAAAATCTAAATTTGGTTGTAATGCACTTTCTTTATTCTTATCTATTGTAAAATCTTCGTATGAATCTGAACCATCTACAAAGAATCTACGATTATCATTATTCCAATTGAATTTATTCATACTTGTAATATTTCCTTGAAAGTCATACTTTGTTTTTAAATTGATTACTAAAGTACAACCATTGCTATTTTCGTCTGGGAATTCTCTATAAACACATAAACCGTTATGTGTTTGGTTTCTAAAATCAGATGAACCACTAACACTATAAAGGTCTGGAATATCATATTTATTAGTCTTTTCGTTTTTCTTCATTTTTGTAGGGTGAGCAACTAAAAATACGTGAACGTTATATTGTATGCAAAAAGAAGTTAAACGTGTTAAGATGTTATCT